GTAGAAGGCTTAAACAAATACTCTGTGTTAGCAGTATAAATAACTTGCGCTGTACCTGATGTAGCATGCGCAAATAATGGATAGTACGCTGTTGATGAAGCCGTATCATTACTGATTGATGAACCGCCAACAGAATACCAGCCGGGTGTGCTCGCCACTTCACTATAACCTTCAAACTGTTTAGTGTCGGTGTTATAGCGAATCATGCCCTCAGTTGGGCTAACTGGTTCTTGTGCAGTTGAGCCAGCAGGTAATAGTACTGCGCCAGTCGAAGTAAAAGAAGCCGTGCCCGATGCCGTAAAGTTGGTAAATTTACCTGTGCTAGGTGTCGTAGCTCCAATCGACATATTGTTGATTGTGCCCGCTGTAGTTGGATTAACAGTTACCGTTCCGGAAGGGGACAAACTAGCGCTTGTATTAGCCGTTAAATTAGTAAAAGTACCGGCACTTGCAGTTGTACCACCAATATTGGGAGCGTATGTATTGCCTGATGGGTCTACAAAAACAGCTTCTTCAGAAGGGTACGTAATAAATACGTTTTGTAAGCCAGCATTAAAGTTAACTGTTCCACCAGCATTTGATGATGAGTAAACTGTATTACGTGTTAATTGATTGCCAGACGTGGTCGTGAAAGTGCCAAGGCCAACCTCCCAGTTATTACCTGATTGGTCGGCGATGCAATAATACGTTGTCGTGCCGCTTGTTACTAGTGCCGTAACAAAAGATTGGTATCCTGTTACTGCGCCAAGTAAATTTACTACTCCGGTACCCGGAGAGTTTGCGGTCTCTAGTACCCTATCTTTTACCAAGAACGCCATATACGGCTCCTAATTAACTTGTGGCAGTTGTGCTATATGTAACTGAAACAGTGTCACCGGCTGTAGTTGTTTTTGCAACAGAGAAGTTACCTTCAGAATATAAAGTACCGCCAGTGTTGCTTTGTGCGCTAGAAGCACCTGAACCTAGTACCAAGAAACAACCGTAAACAGTACCGCCAGAACCAGTAATTGTATAGGTAATAGCAGTTGCTGTAGAAGAAGTTACGTTAGATGGTGTAGAGCCAGTAGAAGTAGAAGAAGCAAACACTGCAGTACCACGAACAGCGGAGCCGCCAACTGTATAGGCAATAAACTCTTTACCACCACCAACCAAAGTTGTCATAGTATCAGTGGCAGCTGGAGTTAAACTGGCGTTTGTTAGACCTAGATATGGGCCAGTAACTGTGTATGCAGAGCCTTTTAGCAGGGTGTCAAGCATTAACTGCTTACCAGCAGCAACTACCAGATTTGGAAACTCTTCAGTCCACTTTAAATTACCTTGTGCATCGTGGCACTCAACGTACCAATGACCTTCAACACCAAGGGTCTCGTTTTTAATAGCGTTAGCTTGCATACTAATTTCTGCGTTATCGCCACAGCTTGCTAATTCTTTTTGCATAATTGCTCCTAACTAATTCTAATAATGGCGTTTGTCGCCGTGGGGGTTGGGAATGTTACAGTAAAAGTTCCTGCTGATGTGTTCGTTTTATCCGAACCAAAATCCAAAACCGCTACCGCTGCATTAGTTGTACCATTATATATTAAGGCGCACCTAGCAGTAAAGCTAGCTCCTGTCCAAACTACGGGGGCAAAAGATATATAAGCGGTGTTTGAATTGGTGTCGCCTACGGGCACTTGTGTAATGGTTAGGGGCTTTCCCCCGGCAGTGTAACCTGCACCAGATACTTCGTTGGCGGTTGTATAAGCGGTTGTTGAATTATTAAGGCTAGCGTTGCCAGTATAAAGGGCGATATTGTAGGTATATGGGGTGCCAACAGCAAAGTTTTCCAACCCTGATAAAAGATTTACTTTAAAAACCGTAGTCTGCCCTTGAATAATAGCCATTATGAGCCTCTACCACCAGTATTAATTTTAAGCTGGCCATCTCTGTAGAAGTCGCCACGCTCCATACCATCTGAGAGGCGTTTAAGCTGTGCCATGGACTCTTGGTACTTGTCTTCATAGTACTTAACCATATCGGCCTCGCCCTTCATGAAAATCATAGCTTCGCGCATAGCGCCATAGAACAAAACCGGGTCGTAGTTATCGCCCAGCCAGCTAGTTCCGCTTGCATTTGAAATGGCTGTTACTGTGATAGAAAAGCCGCTACCAGTACTACCAAGGGAAGAACAAGAAAGAACATCGCCCACGACATAAAAATTGCCGCCAAACTTAACGCTACAGGATGTGACTGAGCCTCCAACGATAACGATATCAGCAGTTGCATTAACACCTGAGCCTCCAGTTAAAGGAACATTTTGGTATACACCATTGGTATATAGCGTACCGTAGTTTGTTACTGCTATGCCGCTAATTTGACCTTGAACAATGGTTGGTGGGTAGTAGAAATAGTGCATTTCCACTTGGTAGTTTTGGTCTGGGGTAGGCCCAATTATCAGAGTCATCTCATTCACATTATTGTATTGAGACCCAAATAAGGAATAGTACTTTGGCAACCCAATAGCGTTTGTGGCTGGATATGCTTCACGGATAAAGTTGACGTCTTTGTTTAACAGGTAGTTGTAGTTACCCGAAGAGTCAATAACCGCGATTGAATAATTAGCCAGCCAATCTAAAGGTAGAGATACGTATTGATTGTTAGCTGTTATGGTGCCAATAACATTTTTACGTAATGAAGGTAAGTTAACGCTATTGTATATACGGTCTTCAGCCTGCTGAATAAATACAGGGATACTAGCTACAAATAGCTGTTCAGTATTTTCAGCGTAGGCTTGTATATTGTTATACAGCGTTTCGTAATTCATTAGGCTAATGGACCTCTAGAAGTATAACCTTTGGTAGCTGCGCCAAAACCACGTTGCTTAACGCCTTCGGTTTTAGTAGCTGGGTAGTTACCCTTGCTAACAGTACCAGTAGAAATATTCATGCGGTTCATGTAAGCAGCGCCGGTCTCTGTAGATTCTGCAGGTAGTCCACCTGATACGGGGTTTCCGCTCATATCATGGGGCATAGCATACTTTTCAGCAGGCAGTGTGTTTTTGTTGTTACCAACCTTAACGGCTGGGCTGTTCTTTTTTGTGGGTTTAACTTGAGCAACCATGATTACATTCCTTTGCCTTTTAAATCAATAGAACCAAACTGATTAACCAGCTTAGCACGGTTCATACCATCAGCTTTACGCTCGTCGTTTGATACGCCAAGACTTTTATTAGCCGACATTGTTTTTGCTTTTGGACCATCATCACCTAAGTTTCTACCTTTGGTCATACCTTTTTTTGCAATACCATCGCCTCTTGCCATTTTCCTACTCCTAGTTAATTGTTACTGTTCCAACTTGCCCAACTCCAACTAAATAATTTGGGGTCTCGTTATAATCGTATCCTTGCCCTACAGGGTTCCAACCCCACTGTACTGCCCTACTACCACCTGATGCTACACCATACCCACTTTGCGTAGGTCCACCAGTATAAGGATTTGTTTCTAATCCAGTAGTACCTGACTGGTAGTAACTGTTATCTCGTCTTGGTTCCCGTACAGCCTGTGGGTCATTGACCGGGTACATACCTAATTGTAACTGAGGCTGGTCCATTTCCCAACATTCTGGGCATACTTTAATGCTAACATTTTTAGTCTTAATCGTCAGCTTTTTAAGAGTGACAAGTTTGTAACGAAAGCCACATCTATCGCACTCGGCAATCGCAAACCGACCAGAAGCAAACTGGGTTGTCATTACTTAACGCCTAAAAATGTCTGACGAGGAATAAACCTAATCGGTGCCTTTTCTCTGTCTTCTTGTGCTGCTAAATCAAATTGTTGTTCGTAGTCCTGCTTTAAGCCTATAACCCGCTGGGCATCAATACCTTGAATTTTCATAGATAAATAGTAAGCGAGTCCTGCCACCATGCAGGTCAAAAAACGGAAAGGTATATCTTGGGTATTAACACCACCACCAGAATCTTGAATACGGCGCATACGCCAGTAAACAAAGTTGTAATACGGGTTATTTGCTGTGCCTTGGTCTGGGGTTGGCCAAACGGTGATTTGAGGCTTTCTATCTGGAGTTGGGTCAGTAGGGTATGTTGCACCTGATTGGCGGTTAATCCAGACCTGTATAGGGCGTCCCTGGGCTAATTTATTAGGGATTGTAGAGTAGGTAGATACACTGATGCGACTGATGGTGATATCGGTTTGATTACTTTGCTGGCCCGCATTAGTGCGGATTTGGTGTTCCAGTAGGTCGATTGTATCAGTAGGTAAATCATATGTATTAATCCCTTGCACCATAGGAATAGTGCCTTGTTCAATAGTCCAAAGATTTATGCCTCTATTTGCCCACTCAATAGTAAGCAAGTTCAAAGAGCGGCGCGCGGTACGCATGTCATAGCCAGAACGAAGCTCAGCGCCACAGCGCTCAAAAGCTTCTTCTATTAACTCAGTTAAATCTAAGTTAAATGTTGCTACGCCAGAAGTAGTCATTACTTCGCCTTTTTAGTAGTTTTCTTAGCAGCTACTTTTTTCTTAGCAGCTGGCTTTTTTGCAGCAGGTTTTTTGCGTGTAGTAGCTTTTGGAACTATCACTTTCTTTGGGCGTGGCTCAAAATCTTTACTTACTTGACCAACAGGGAAAGGCCAAGCAGCAAGTCTTGGGTCAATCTCTTCTTGTGGTTTGTTAAACAAACCTAATATCCAAGCAACTAGTTTCATTTCTTTAGTCCTTTTAGGGTTTCCGCCAGCCTAGCCCGCTTACCCACCTTGCCGGGTTTTTTTGCAGCTGCAGCTAGTTTGCTGGACGGAATCTTTTTACCAGCAGGTACACCTAGCTCTTTATGCAAAGCACCGGGTTTTTTAATTGCCTTTTGAATCCAATTCTTAGTAGCCATTACTTTATCTTTCTGTATGGTTTTACTTTTTCTTTAACTGCTTTAGGTTGTGCTACAAACTGCTTACCTTTTGCCTTACCAGCACGTTTAGCGCGTGTTGTTGCAGCATACTCCTGTGGGCTTAAAGCATCAATAGCTTTTTTTGGCAAATAACGCTCGCCTGTTTCGGATGATTTTTTACCAGATTTGGTTGTCCATTTCTGTTCACCCCAAGCTTTTAACGAACGCTGTGGTTTTGCCAACCCACTCATTTATATCCACCACCTGCCGCTTTGTATTTCTTAGCTACCAACTGTGCTTTACGAGCTGACCATTTACCAGCCCCAGTCCCCTGAGTAGCAGCAGCTTTAACTTCTGAAACAATGCGCTTACGTAAACTAGGCTTGGTGTAGTTACCTGCCGCATTTACTTTGCCGCCATCTTTCATATAGCCCATCTTGTTACGAACTTCAGTGGGCAGTTTTGAAAGACCCGCATTGTCTTCTGGTACTTCTTTAAGCTGTCCACCTTCTGCCATCTTCTTAGGTTTTTTACCAGCTGCTTTCATAGCAATAGCAGTAGCTGCCTGTTTGGCAAGGCCGCCTTTTTTTAACACAGCAGACTCAGAACCTTTAGGAAGTTTAGATGGGCTAACAGCGCCCATTCCACGGCTGGCTTTCATTTAGCACATCCCGCCTTTTTTCATCTTCTTCATAGCCATACCGCCGCCACACATTTTGGCAACAGACTCATGATGAGCCATGTGACCAGCTTTGTGTTCAGCAATCATTTCATGCTGTGGTGTATGTGCGCCAGCATGCTTCTTAGTTGCCATGTCATGTGACTCAAACTGTTGAAACTTTTCTACATCTTGGCTCATTGATTTTGGACCCATTTTTTCTGCTGCCATGATAATACTCCTTTAAATTAACAAACACGACCTTTAGTACGACCACGCTCGGCAACACCGTCGCGGTTTGAACTTGTTTTTACTGAACCCATTTTAGATGGCTTTACCATACCGCCTTTTTTAAGGCTTAACTTAGTACCTTTACCACCTTTGTGTTCTTGAGCGTCATGTTCTTTGAACGCTTTTTTAATCATAGCAACGTCTTGTTTCTTATCCATTGCCATATCTTCTTTCATATCGCTCTTAGCCATACCGCCTTCTTTCTTTCCAATGTACTTGTTTAAGTTAATGTTTGGTACTTCTTTTTGTTGTCCGTAGATACTACCAGCACGCGTGCCTTGCTTATTAATTTGGCCTTTACCACCACGAGTAATACCTACACCACCACCTATACCAAACTTACGGCCTTTATCTGCTTTAACAAACTCTTCACCAACAGACTGCTTGATTCCTACCTTCTTAGCAAAGGCTGGATTCTTAGCTATAGCTTCCATAAAGTTATGTTGCTTTTTAGATGAGCTAGGCATTATTTACTCCAAAAACCTTGAAATAGATTAGCCATAATAGCGCCAATTAAAGCCGCAGCGCCGCCAACACCTAACAATAATCTCCAACCACCATGAGCTTCAGCTAAGGTCTTTTGAATAGACTGAATAGCTACTTTAATCTCAGCCATCTCTTTGACCATTTTGTCCATGTCAGCCTGCAAGTGCTCAATATCGTTAGCATGAGTAGCTAGTTCCCTAGCTGTTGAGATTGGGTCTATATCACTCATTTTGTTCCACACTTCCACCGTCTTAAACTAGCCGCTTTACGAGTTGGTTTGCCGTTCTCATCTTTCATTGGTCCTGGCATCCCCGACATTCTAGCGCAAAAAGATTTCTTACGAGGGCCACCTTCAGGCTGTGGTGCTTTTAGATGCGAGCCAGTAGCCGCATTATATTTAGCACGACCTTTGGCGGTAAGCCCAGCGCCCTTAGATGCAGGCAGCTTTTCACCGCGGCCAACTGCAAGCGAAACACCTTTTTTCTTAGCCATAGAAAATTGTAATGCCAGTTACATTAGACAATTGCGCATAAATTTGGTTGTATACCAACATGCCTTCTCCAGGTACTTGTACAGATATAACAGCCGCTAAGCTAGCGCTAGTATCAAAAGAAGTCAACCATTTACCAGTACTCATAGCTGCAGAACCGGTACCAGTAATAGTACCTGAATTAATATCTGTAACTGTAAATGTATTAGCATCAGAAACAGTAACTGTGTAATTTCCATTAGTCGCTGTTCCGCCTGTTCCGGCGCCAAAAGCTAAACCTACGTTTTGACCAGTTACAAGACCATGCGCAGTCAAAGAAACGGTAATAGTAGTTCCTGAACGTGTGTATGTTCCGGTTGTTACTGGGGCAGTTGTTGTATCCCAGATATTAACTGTACCTGCAGTAGCAGTAGGAATACAAAAAAACCCTCTAAATCTAGTTCTTTGTGGGCCTACAGCAAAACTGCTTACGTTTACGTGTGCTGATTTAACATCAGTTTGCATCATAATTAATCTCCTTAAATTTTAAAAAGGGGACCGAAGTCCCCCGGGATTAATTAATCAAAGTTACCGTATGGGTAAACAGTTGCAGAACCAATTGAACCATCAACTTGTGTATAGCTAACAGTAAAGTACAAAGTACCGGCAGAAATAGTGGTCATTGAAGTACCTACTAAAGCAACAGTAAACACAACCTGTGAGTACTGAGCAGGCTGTTGTGGCTGAAGAATATCAGCTGAAGTAGATTGTTGATTAGCCAACTGGGTACCAGTAAATGCAGCCAAAGTTTGACGACCAACTGCTGGTGAAGTCAAAACAGCGGTATTACCATAAGCAGCGGTACCTGCAGCGGCTGTGTAGCCATTAGAAATTAATACTTGAACAGAAGTCAAAGTACCAGCAGCTACGGTTGGAACTACACCAATATCCACATCCATGGCTGTAATACGTGAGCCAACTGGTAAATAAGCAACAAAACCACGATAAATGTTGGTTGCTGAGTCAGCTGGAATAGTAGCTGTTACAGATGGGTATACAGTAGAAGAAGGGGTATAAACAACAGCATTGCTGTTAGGGATATTGTTAGAGCTTACAAATTGCTGCGATGCACCAGCATATCCTGCTGTAGCATTGGTTGTATTGGTGAGTGTTAAACCAGCGTACTGGGTTAAACGGTCGTAACCTACGTTACGTAATGCGCCAAAACGTTGTGTGCCCGATAGAATTGGGCCTTCAAAGGTGGAACGTGCCATGATAAGTGTCCTTATGCAAAAGTTACTCTTACCAATCGTTGCATCGTCTGCTGGGACAGTCCGGTAAGAGAAATTACCCAGATACCCGAAGTATACATCTTTTTTAATTTTTGCAACACAGTTTTTGGGTAAAATGGGTATATTCAGGTAAATATTTGGGGAGCTATGGAAAATGCAATTCAGTATAAAAAAAGTGGACACCAGAAATCCGGCTATTCAAAATCTTCTAATGTTCCTTCAAAGACAGATACTACCCGCGGATTCCCCATACAAGCCGGACCGTGGCCATTGGTGGGTTGCATATGCAGAGTGCGGAAAGCCTGTAGCTTTTGCGGGTTTGGTCCGTTCACTGAAGTGGAGCGACACCGGTTACTTATGTAGAGCTGGTGTTCTTGATGGATTTACTGGACACGGTTTACAAAAGAGGCTTATACTGGCGCGAATCAAACAAGCTAGGAAGTTAGGATGGAATTGGTTAATTACCGATACAACAAACAATCCAGCATCATCAAACTCGCTAATCAACGCGGGCTTCAAAATATACCGACCCGGGCAGCCTTGGAGTTGGAGACACTCAATCTATTGGAAATATAAGGTTAATCCTGATGCCATACAAAGACAAGAGCGTAAGAAAAAACAAAGCGAAAGAATACAGCCATGAGCATTATTTAAAAAATAAAGAAGAAGTAAAAAAACGTACAGCAGAAAAAAAGAAACAACAACGCCTAGATTGGGATACGTTTAAGCGTACTCTTAAGTGTGCAAAATGTGGATTTTCCCACCCAGCAGCCCTAGACTTTCACCATACCGACCCTACTAAAAAAGACGCCATAGTAAGCAAATTTAGTAAAGATGGGCAATATAAAAAAGCTATGGAAGAAATAGAAAAGTGTATAGTCCTGTGCAGTAATTGCCATCGAATACACCACTACGAAGAAAGAAAAAACCCAGCCTTGTGAGCTGGGTTTTTTACTAGGGCATGTTCTAGATTAGAACGAGCCGCTTGAGCCAAATGCTCCGAGAGGGTCAGACCAGCCGAAGCTGTAACGCTCACGAGATTTGTAACGTACGTTACCTGTATCGAAGTCACCATCCATAGAATTCTGGAGAGGTGTACGCTCGAAGTGCTTCAAGCCGTTTGGAACGTCGGTCAACAAGAACCATGCGTTTGTATCGGTCAAGAAGTGGTTAACTGTGTAACCTTCAGGGATTGTGCCGTTGTTATTGATAGCGCTGATATCGTTGTTAGTTGTACCAACACGGAGTTTGGTTTCTAACAGACGAGTTGCAACGAACATCAATGCTGGAGGAACAACCAACTTCTTAGGTTTAGCAGCAATCAACAGACCACGCTCATCAGTCCAAGCAGCGATTTGAATTACAGAAGCTTCTAAAGAAGTTTCATTCAAGTCAGCTTCAACTGCAAATGTGTTGCTGTTTGTGCCACCAGAAACCAAAGGATGTGCAGTAGAGAACAATGCAACGCCATCGCCACCAGTGTAGCTAGCGTTGAAACCGTTATTCAATACAGAAGCAGCCTTAACTTGCTTGGTGTAAGCCATTGCACGAGCCAATGCTTTGGTGTAACGAGCAGACAAGCTGTCGTATAGGTTATCTTCAATCGCTTCTTCAGTGATTGAGAAACCCAAAGCGATGGTTTCGTGTGAGTAGCGTGTGGTCCATGCTTCTTGCGCATTGTCATAAGAAATTGCGCCGCCTTCGTTCTTGACTGGAGCAGCCGAGAAGCCAGACAACTTGGTTTCTTCTTCGAATGAACGCTCAGAAGATTCGGTTTCGTACAGCTCTTTATGCTCTTCGCCGTAGCGTGCATATTCGAGTCCGAACAAAGCGTTTAGACCTGGGAGTAACTCTTTAAGGAGTTGTGAACGTGAAATAGCCATTTTTTAGCTCCTTATTAGTTAGATGTACCAGCAGACTGGTAGTACGAATGAACGCCAAAGTTAATCTTGACGATGCAATCGGTGTACGCGTCACCTGGGTTAGATGGGAAATTACCGCCGAAAGTAGAGCTGGAGTTAACCAAGTCAACAATCTTAACGGCTGCTGTAGAAGCGTTGCTTACAGTCAATGCACCACTTGATAATGTACCAGTCAAGTTAACGACTGAATCACCAGTAGATGTATTACCTGTTGTGCTGCTTGTACCACCAGTGTAGTTACCCAAAGCTGCAGTTTTACCAATAGATGTGTAAGTTACAGAACCGGCAGCTTGTACTTGGAACAACTGGTCTGGGTCTTCTACTACACGAATGAAAATATTGGTATAGCCAGCAGTAACAGCGTTAGCTGGTAAATACTGAGCATACAAAGGATAGCCAAGTTGCTGGCCAGATAACTGATAGCGAACGCCAACGCAAACGCCAACGATACCAGTAGAGCTGGTTGTTGGAGAAGCGGTTACTACGGTAGGCTGACCAGGAGTATTGCTGGTTGTGCCCAAAGCAACTAAGTCACCATTAAAAATTGGTGCTGTGTTGTTGTAAGTCAATTGATACTCACGGATTGTTCCGCCAGTAAATGCTTGACCGCCAATTAAATTGAGCGGTTTTAGTCCATAGGGACTTGCTACTGTGCTCATAAAAAGCTCCTTAAATTAAATTAAAATTAACTTCCTTTGCCGAAAGTAACTTTAGTAGACCGTTCTTTAAACATCGGCATACGTGGGTCATTCTGGGCCATGAAGTTGTTGTCTACTGACTCCATCTGAGAATTGTTCAACTTGTCATAATGCGCGGCACGTTGCTTCATAAACTCTTCAGGGGCACGACATAAAACTAAACCACCAATTTCAATTGAACCTTTAAACTGTCCGTCAACGGACGCGTGGCTCATAAGCTCTGGGTAATCCTCAGCCTTAACAGGCTCAAAACCTTCCCTACGCTTTGCGGAGACATTCATTGGGTCAGATGCACCCATTGTAGAAGTTCTCACCCAACGATGTACCCAACCTGGGCGCTCATCTGGTGTTGGTAATAACTGTGGAGGGGTCCACATCTCTACTGGGCGTGCCTCGGTATCACGTACTTCTGCATCACGAGTAACTTTCTTAACCATTATCTATCTCCATTCATTTGTTCGGCAACCTTCTTGGCATACAGTTCTAGAGGCACACCTAAGCGCTTAGCAATCTGTACCTGAGTAGGCGTTAATTGGACTTTCTTGGGGGCAACTGAGCGAGTAGCAGGAGCTACAACGGCAGCAGCGGGCTTGGCACGGGTTTTAACCGGTGTTTTTACTTCTTCTTTAACTTCTGATTCTTCATCTGCTCCGAAATAATCGGGGAATCTTTTTCGGATTGTATCACTAATTTTTGCATAATACTCGTCCGAGCCAACATATTTTTCACCAAATTCTCTTGCGAGGCGGTTATGAATAGTGATGGCAAGACCTGTCATTTCATCTTCTTCCGGAGTTTCACCACCGTACCAGTCATTTGCATCAAGCCATTTTGTTAGCTTGGGGTCTTGAGCTGGTGTTTCTGGTTGTGACTCTGGTAAATTATATTCTTGCTCTTTAGGCTCGATAGGCTGCATAGTTTTCATACGGTCAAGCTTTAACGTTGCTTCTGCTATCGCTTGCTGTGCTTCTACTAGTGCATCGCTATCTCCGGCTTCATAAGCCTCTTTATAGGCTTTTTTAGCCATAGTAAGTTCAGCTTCAGCGGCGCCTTTGCCTTGCTCGATGTAGACTTTGCTTCCTTCATGAAGAGTTGTTTGAATCCTTTTGTTCTCTTCTACTAGGAATTTAGCGACTCTAATAGCCTCTTCACGCTGTTTATCCGCTTCTTCCTTCTCGCGGCGGATGTCGTGATAACCCTTAGTTAGCTTCTTGATGCGCTTTTGAACTTTCTTGTCATAACTAAGCAGTTCATCGTCTTCATCTTTAGCTAAAGGGTCGGCCTCCATCTTTTCACGGCCTTGGTCTTCCTCGGGAGTATCGTCAACAATCTCAATATCTACCTCAGATTCCGGCTGCGCTTTTGCTTCTACTTCTACTTCTTTTTCTTCGCGGGCTGCAACTTCATCAGGGAACTCGAAAGTACTAGATTCCTCGGTTAAAGGAATGACTTTACCGCCCTTACCAAAAGTTACGGCTCCAAATTCTTCATTAGCCATTTAAATCTCCTTATGCTCGGGCAAAAAATAGCCCGGTATGTTTGCTATCCTATCTTTATTAGGCACGGGTGACACCTCTCGGGTCCTCGACAACGGCTTCTACGGAATCATCGTTAATAATCCGGAACTCTTGACCATGAATCTTAAGTCTTGAACCCGAACTTGGACGAATTAACACGAAGTCACCTACTTTGCACAGCGGACCGCTGGGAAAGCGCTCTTTGTCTTGGTAAGCATCAGGACCAATAGCCATTACGAATAAAACAGGTGTTAAAACCTCTTCGTACTGCATGGACTGTGCTGACTTAACTAAACCACTTTCATACTCTTCGTCTGCTTTAGGGACCATACATAAAATATGATATCCGGCTGGCTTTGGAAGTTGTGTTGCTTTTTGCTCAACCTTTTCTGGGAGTTTTGTTATATTTCCCAAGGCATCGCTAATTAAAAGTTCACTCATCTGAGTCCTTTGTTTTTTGCTCGCGGTCTTTAATAAAATCCACAGCAAGGGCAAGACCACGGATAACCCCTGTTGTGTTTCGATACTCTTCTAAATCTTTGCAATTGCCTGCGGCAACGGACTGCGCTCTAGACTCAATCATTGTTTCCAATTCTTGAACTAGGAATTGATATTCGGTCACTCTTTAGTTTCCTTTTTAGGTTGTTGGGCAGACATCATGCGTTGGTGCGCTTGCGTGTCTAGCTGTTGTTCTTTCTGACGATTTAAGTCAGCATGTTTTTCTAAGGCTCTACCTAAAATCTCGCCGCCCTTTTGGATACGTTGAGACTTAAGCTTCTGGTTATTCATGCCTGCCTGGTTTATAGCTTGACCTGCAGCAATCATAGCCTGAGCTTTAATGCGCTCTTCTTCAATCTGTAACTGACGAAGTTTGAGTTGAGCATCGGTCTGGTCTTTGGTAGCTTTGCGTTGTTGCTCTTGAGCTTTGAGCTGCAACTCTTGCTGTTGCATTTGAATCAGTGGGTCTTGGGCTTGCTGCGCAACTTGTTGCTGTTTAGCTTGCTGTTGATTCTGTTGTAATAACTGTTGTGCGGCTTTAGCCATCATTGGAGCCAACTTAGCTTCCATCTCTGGAGTCATATTCTCGTCTTCTTCCTCACCCATAGCATCCATCTGTTGTGGAGGTAAAGACATACCCATCTGCTGAGCAATCTGATTACGATACTCAAAGCCAATATGCTCATTGACGTGCGCCATCATAGTCTGTTGCAACTGCTGAGCCATTGGGTTGTTTTGTAACAATGCCAAGATTTTAGGGTCTTGCATAGCGGCCATGTGCACGGTGATATGTGCTTGATGGTCTTGATAACTAAATGCCTTAACAGGTTTCATCATCAGAACATTTTGATTTTCTGTGACTGGGTCTTGTGGCTTTTGGTCATTTGCCATTGGTACAAGCTTTTGTGCGTTCTTGATACCAAGAACTTCAATCATCTGTCTGTGAAGGAGCGGTAGGTTGTAGAGTTGTGGTGCTTGTTGAGCCAGTTGGAGCACAGCTTGGTACTGTACGATTTTC